TGGCTTCGATCAGTATGAAGATGAAGAGAATATTCAAGTAGACTTCTTAGTTGCTCCTGGATTACAATCAAACGATGATCAAAAAGAAATCATTAATTATCTCGCAGGCATTGCCGCGGGAAGAAAAGATTGTGTTGTCGTGGCATCACCCTCGCGAGACTTAGTCGTCAACAAAACAGATACTTCTTTTGTTGCTTCTACTACCGTGACTTGGGCGAACACCTTAAACTCGTCATCATATCTCATACTTGACAACAACTACTTAAAAGTGTACAACAAGTATACTGATAAGTATGTGTTTATTCCAGCGGCTGCTGCGACTGCGGGTGTTATGGCTTCGACAGATCTTGTTGCCGCCCCATGGTTCTCACCCGCTGGTTCAAGACGTGGACAGTACTTCGGTGTTACTTCTCTTGCTTACAATGCCACAAAAACACAACGTGACCAATTGTACAAGGCAAGTATTAATCCGATTGTGAATCTTCCTGGCCAAGGTATTCTGCTCTATGGTGACAAGACCAAACTTGGTCGTCCTTCCGCATTTGATCGCATCAACGTCCGACGCCTATTCTTAGTCGTTGAACGAGCAATCAAAGGTGCCGCACAGAACGTTATGTTCGAATTCAATGATGAGTTCACTCGTGCGGAGTTCGTTAACATTGTCGAACCCTTCTTAAGAGAGATTAAGGGTAGACGGGGTATCACTGATTTCAGAGTAGTGTGTGATGAAACAAACAACACTTCTGATATCATTGATAACAATCAATTTGTCGCTTCGGTCTTTATTAAGCCTGCTCGATCTATCAACTACGTTACCTTAAACTTCGTAGCGGTTAGAACTGGTGTAGACTTTGATGAAGTCGTTGGGCTGGTCTAGGAGATAGAAAATGGCATTACTAGGAGTCGACGACTTTAAATCGAAACTGCGAGGTGGTGGCGCTAGAGCGAATCTGTTCAAAGCAACACTTAACTTTCCAGCATACGCAGGGGGTGACGTAGAACTTACGTCATTCCTTTGTAAAACTGCGCAGTTACCACAGTCTGCAACCAACTCGTTCGCTGTTCCCTTCAGAGGGCGCGAACTTAAGGTTGCGGGCGATCGCACATTCGAAGATTGGACGGTCACTATCATCAACGATACTGACTTCACCATTCGTGATTCGTTTGAACGATGGATGAACGGAATGAATGCTCACAGTGCTAACACAGGTTTGACAAATCCAGTTGACTACCAAGCAGATTTGCTTGTTGATCAATTAGATCGTGATGAATCTGTAATCAAGCGGTATACATTCAGAGGCGCGTTCCCGACTATTGTTGGACCAATTCAGCTCGATTATGAAACAAGGGATGCGATAGAAACCTTTGATGTGACGTTCTCATACCAGTATTGGGAATCAAATACGACGAGTTAATTTCGTTATAAGTAAAACAGACGGGGATGAATAGGTCGCCCCTTTCCTTTCCTTAGAGGATAGTCCCCGTCTTTTTTATTACATTCATTAAGGGGAATGTTACGAAACAAATACATTACATTGTGCCAAAACACATGGGTGGAACTGATGACCCAGACAATATAGTCGAACTAACAGTTGAAGAACATGCTGAAGCACACCGTAAGTTATATGAAAAATATGGGCATATGCAAGATTTGATTATGTGGAAAGGTGTGTCAGAAATCACAAAATTCGGAATGCTGTCGGATGACCAAAGACGGGCTATTAAAAGGATTGCGTGTACTTGGCGGTCAACGACAATATTAAAGGAAAATCATAGTGGCTGATAATATTAACACACTTAAACTTTTTGGTTTTGAAATAAAAAGAACCAAAAAGGGTGATCGTGGTAAGCAGGAATTACAGTCTGTTGTACCACCGTCTGACAATGACGGCGCGGGTTATGTAACGGCTACCGCTGGTCATTTTGGTCAGTATATCAACATGGAAGGGGATGAGTCGAAAGACAATCACCAACTTATCCTGCGTTATCGTGGTGTTGCTATGCACCCTGAAGTTGACATGGCAGTTGACGAGATTGTTAATGAAACCATTTCAGCATCAGAACTACAATCATCTCTAGAACTTTCCTTAGACGATATTGAAGCCGGTGATAAAATTAAAGATCAGGTTCGCGAAGAGTTTGAGAACATCGTCGCATTGCTTCGTTTTAATGAAGTTGGTCATGAACTTTTTAGATCTTGGTATGTAGATGGTAGATCATATCATCATCTACTTGTCAATGAGGCCAATACTAAAGCGGGTATCCAAGAGATTAGACCTATTGATGCCGCTCGAATTCGAAAGGTCCGTGAAGTAAAATACAAGAAAGATCAAATGACAGGTGTAAAGATCGTCGACAAGGTTGATGAGTTTTACATTTACGAAGAGAAGCCAGGGCAAACACAGAGTGGTGTAAAACTGTCTAACGACTCGATCAGTTATGTGACGAGTGGTATGTTAGATGAGTCAAAAAAGAAAGTTGTCTCGCATCTACACAAAGCATTAAAACCGATCAATCAATTGCGCATGATGGAAGACTCGTTGGTCATCTATCGACTTGCTCGCGCACCCGAACGTCGAATCTTCTATATCGATGTGGGTAATTTACCGAGAGGTAAAGCAGAACAATACATGTCAGACATCATGGCAAAGTATCGTAACAAGTTAGTCTATGATGCGAGCACAGGTCAGATTAAAGATGATCGTAAACACATGTCTATGCTTGAAGACTTTTGGTTACCTCGCCGAGAAAATGGTCGAGGCACCGAGATCACAACGTTACCAGGCGGCGAGAATCTAGGGCAGATAGACGACATCGTCTATTTTCAGAAGAGATTGTATCGTTCTCTGAATGTGCCGATCAATCGACTTGAACAAGAGGCGCAGTTCTCACTCGGTAGATCAACCGAAATATCAAGAGACGAAGTTAAGTTTCAGAAGTTTGTTGATAGATTACGTCGTCGATTCTCATGGATATTTCTTGGAATACTTCGCAAACAGTTGTTGCTCAAAGGCATTATCACCGAGCAAGATTGGGAAGAGTGGAAAGACAGTTTATATATTGACTTTATTAAAGATAACCAGTTTACTGAACTCAAAGAGATGGAAATTCTCAGAGAACGAATTGGTGTCATGAACGAGATTACACAATATGTTGGTGAATACTATTCGAAAGAATGGGTGATGAGAAATGTTTTACGTATGTCTGATGATGACATCGAGGATATGAAAAAACAAATCGAGCAAGAAGTAAAGTCTGGTGAGATTGATGATGGAGAAGAAGAACAACAAGAACCAGTGGCGCCTAAACCCGTTCCTGTACAGGTTGTTCCTGACAAAAAAACTGAGGAGTAATTATGTCTGAAGAAAATACAGTAATTGATGAGTTACAAGCGGAACCTATACAAACAGATTCTAAACCAATCGAAGACTTTCTGAAAGCGGTTGAGGATCAAAACTTTACTCAAGCAGAACGTCAGTTTAACGATCTTATTCAAGATCGATTACAAGACACACTTGATCAGACAAAGGCACGAATAGCCGCATCGATTGGTGACACTTCTGAACCCGAGTTTGAACCGGAGTCAGAATCTGAACTTGAATCTGAACTCGAATTAGTCGCCGACACAGACGATAATGATGAAGATACCGAATCCGAAGAAGATGAGATCTAAATTATTATAAATAATCTAGTTGGAGAATTAAATGAAATCATTTAAAGACATTCGTGAAGCAAAGAGTAAGATGCCTCCGGGTGATCATGTCTCTGACACTAAAGTCAATCGTCACACGGTGATGGTTCACAAAGATAAAAAAGGGTTCTCTGTTTATATCGACGGAGACAAACTCGACACCTATCGTTCTCAGAAAGAAGCTGAGAAGATGGGTGCTGCTTTCGCAAAGGAAATGTAGATGAAACTTATTGCCGAGTATATCGACAACGAATTAGAAGTTATCACTGAAGCAAAGAGCAACGGTGAAAAGTCTTACATGATTGAAGGTATCTTTGCGCAAGCAGAATCAAAGAATAGAAACGGTCGCATATACCCTCGTGCTATTATGGAACGAGCGGTTGACAAATATGTGACCGATCAAGTTAGCAAGAAACGGGCTGTCGGAGAGTTAAATCACCCCGAAGGTCCGACTGTTAACTTGGATAAAGTTTCACACCTTATCACTGACCTCCGATGGGAGGGAAATGATGTGGTAGGAAAGGCACAAATACTGGATACACCTATGGGTAAGATTGTAAAAGGTCTCCTTGATGGCGGTGTTCAACTAGGCGTGTCAACTCGTGGTATGGGTAGTCTTGAACAAAAAAATGGCGTGATGTATGTACGCGAAGACTTTATTTTAAATACAGTCGACATCGTACAGGATCCCTCCGCACCAGCAGCCTTCGTTAATGGTATTATGGAAGGCGTTGAATGGGTGTGGAATAATGGTGTCATTCAAGCTCAAGAAATTGAAGAAATGGAGACAGAAATTACAACCGCTCCGAAAAAGCATCTCTACGAGACGCAGGTTCGTGAGTACAAAAATTTCCTCTCGTCGCTCAAATCAAACTTTAAGGAGTAAGACATATGTCTGATCTAGAACAGAATGGTGAGCTTCCTATCGAGGAAGCTAGTGCTCAGAAGATGCCTGTTGGTACTGAGGCAGACTCTATCGCGTCCGTAGACAAGACTGACGATGCTGTTAAGAAAGCCCCCTCACGTAAAGGGGATACTGGAAAACAGGATCCGATGCCGAAAACTAAAGCAGGAATGCTAAACGCTATGTACGGTAAATTATCTGGTATGAAAAAAGACCAGTTAAATGCTATGTACAGCAAAATGCAAGAAGACTTTGAAGATGTAGAAGAAGGCGAAGCAGTTGAACTGCCCGAGTTCTCTTACAACGACGAGTTGAAAGAACTTGTAGAAAGCGAAGCTACTTTATCTGATGAGTTCAAAGTGAAAACTGCGGTAATTTTCGAAACTGCTATTCGTACTAAGTTATCAGAAGAAATTGATCGCTTAGAAGATGAATATCAAACCCGACTCGGCGAAGAATTGGAAGCAACGCGTTCCGATCTCGTTGAAAAAGTTGACAGCTATCTCAACTATGTTGTTGAGAATTGGACAAAGGAAAATCAACTCGCTATCGAGACTGGTTTGCGTACTGAAATCGCTGAAGATTTCATGGGCAAACTGAAGGACTTGTTCCTTGAGTCTTATATCGAAGTTCCAGATTCCAAAGTCGATCTAGTTGACGAACTTGCTGAACAAGTTGAAGAACTCGAAGAGAAGTTAAATTCACAAACTTCTGAAGTCCTCAACATGGCAGAACAAATCGAATCGTACCAACGCGAATCAGTGGTTCGTGAAGCGACTCGTGATCTTGCCGAAACGCAGGTTGAAAAGCTCACATCTTTAGTTAGTTCTCTCGATTTTGAAGATCAAGAATCTTTTGCGCAAAAAGTTAAAACCGTAAAAGAATCATACTTCAAAAAAGCAGTGGCTGTTGAAGACGAGTTAATCGAAGATTGGGATAACGGTACACAATCACAAGAAGTTAATAGTGTGATGGACATGTATCTCAACGCTATCAAAAAATCTAACAAATAAGGAATAATACTCATGCAAGTATCCTATGACAAATTGATCGAAAAGTGGTCACCAGTTCTTGAAGAAGAAAGTTCTGGTAAGATCATGGATCATCACCGTAAATCTGTAACCGCGGCAGTTCTTGAGAACCAAGAAATCGCATTCCGTGAAGAAGCGGGTATGCTCGCCGAGTCACCTACTAACGGCAACTTTGCTGTAACTGGTGCATCTTCTGGTGTAACTGGTGCGAACTGGAACCCCGTTCTGATCGCTCTTGTTCGTCGTGCAATGCCTAACTTGATGGCATACGACTTAGCAGGCGTTCAACCTATGACTGGTCCTACTGGCTTGATCTTCGCTATGAAGTCACGTTACAAGACTACTCGTGGTGGCGCAACTGCTGGTGACGAAGCATTGTTCAACGAAGCAATTGTCCCTTTCTCTGGCGACTCAAGTGTATCACATTCTGGCGGTCCTTCTGGTCTTGCTGGTGTATCTGACACTGACAATGACTCGTCTATTGTTGACTCAGGTTCTGTTTATGTACCAACAGTTGGCGGCGGTATGCCCACTGAAGATGCTGAAGCACTCGGCGACGGTACTCATTCTGATTTCGCAGAAATGGGTTTCACCATCGAGAAAGCAACCGTGACCGCAAAGTCTCGTGCATTGAAAGCTGAATACAGCTTAGAACTTGCTCAAGACTTGAAAGCGATTCATGGTCTTGACGCAGAAACAGAACTCGCGAACATTCTTAGCACAGAAATTCTTGCTGAGATCAACCGTGAAATCATCCGTACTATCAACTCTCAAGCAAAAATCGGTTGTCGTCAAGCAGGTATTCAAACTGCTGGTATCTTCGATCTTAGCACTGACGCTGATGGTCGTTGGTCAGTTGAAAAGTTCAAGGGTCTGTTGGTACAACTCGAACGTGAAGCAAACGTAATTGCGAAAGAAACTCGTCGCGGCAAAGGTAACGTAGTAATCTGTTCTTCAGATGTTGCTACTGCTCTTGCAGCTTCTGGTATGCTTGATTACGCTCCTGCTATCAGTGCAAACCTCCAGGTTGATGACACTGGTAACACCTTCGCAGGTGTATTGAACGGTCGTACTCGTGTGTACATCGATCCATATGCTGTTGCTGACTATGTAACTGTTGGTTACAAGGGTACTAACCCTTACGACGCTGGTATTTTCTACTGCCCTTACGTCCCATTACAGATGGTACGCGCGGTTGGTGAGAATGATTTCCAACCACGCATCGGGTTTAAAACTCGTTACGGGATGGCATCTAACCCATTCGTTGGTAGCACTGCTGCTGATGGTTTGGCTACGGCTCGAACTAACCAATATTACAGAATCTTCCGAGTGGACAATATCCTCGCGTAAGATAAGTAATAAGAAAAAGAATCACATTAGTGATCATTTTGGGGAGACTTCGGTCTCCCTTTTTTTTGTCTTAAAACTCGTATAAATAGTTATTTCCGACACTTATGGAATTTTTATGGCAGACTTTACCTGCGACCCCAGTTATCTTGCTCCCACAGCATTTAAAGTTGCTGTTGACAGAGAAAAATATCCTAACATACAATTCTTTGCTCAACAAATACAACACCCTTCAATGGATTTAAATCCTGTTGAACAATCATATCGTCGTATCGGAGCAGTTTCTCTGCCAGGCGATACATTATCTTTTGGTACTCTTGAGATGGATGTGCTGATGGACGAAAAGATGAATGTGTATCAAGAGATCTATGAATGGATGGAACGATTAGTAGAGACAAAACATCGGGCTAACACCGGTCGTTTGTATCGCGAAGCGGACACACTATCAACATACTGTGACATCAGAGTTTCAGTGTTATCGAGCCATAACAATGTTTCTCGCGTTTTGAAATATGTCAATGCGATGCCCTCTTCGTTAGGCAACATCACATTTGCATCAACCCAAGAAGGTCAATATATTACATTCCCTGTGACATTTAAGTTTGACTACTTTGAACTATTGTGATATAATAGTAGTTTAAAAATTTATTTAATGAGGTTGTTATGAATTTAGATGATATTCTTTCCGAGTGGAAGAAAGACTCACATATTGAATTGAACAAGTTAGATGTGAGTTCCCACGATACACCCAGACTACACGCCAAATACTTAGAGTTATATAGTAATGCGAAACTCAAACTAAAAGACGCTGAGTTTAAACAGAAGGTATTACTGAGAGATAAATATCTTTACTATAACGGAAAGATGCCTGTCGAGACAGTACTCGAAAGAGGTTGGAATCCAGATCCCTTTGATGGTTTGAAGATGCTTAAAGGTGAGATGGAATATTATTATAATAGCGATCCAGAAATTATGTCAAGTGAAGCGAAGATCGCTTATGTTCAGGAAGTGATTTCTGTACTAAAAGAGATAATGGACCATATCAAGTGGCGACATAGCACGATAAAAAACATTTTGGACTGGAAAAAGTTTGAGGCTGGTTTTTGAATATAATAAAGTTTAAAATGAAAGACTTCTCGATGCTCCAGTTGACGGAGTGTGAACCTGGCATCGTATCGGAATTAAGTTCTTATTTCGAGTTTGAAGTTCCGGGCGCTAAGTTTATGCCGGCAGTAAAGAGACGCGTCTGGGATGGCAAGATTCGTATGCTTGATCGAAACACAGGTGAGATCAATGCTGGTCTTTACTGGGCGATCAAGAAGTTCGCGATGGAACGTGGTTACGGTATTAAAGTAGAACAGAGTGACTACGGATATCCATACGACACAAACAAGGTAAATCATCTACAGACGATGACTTGGATTGATAGTCTTAATATGCCCTACAAACCTCGTGACTATCAATACGATGCCTTGACGCATGGAATAAAATACAAGCGAGCCATTCTAATTTCTCCCACAGGATCAGGTAAGTCATTCATCATCTATATGTTAATGCAATGGTATCTTATGAATCGGGACAAGAAAGTTCTTCTGATTGTACCAACGACATCTTTGGTTGAACAGATGTATGCTGACTTTAAAGATTATGGTTTCGATGTTGAGGAGAACTGTCACAAGATCTATTCAGGAAAAGACAAGGAAACTGACAAGCGAGTCATCATATCGACATGGCAGTCTGTATATAAATTACACCCTGTTTGGTTTCATCAGTTTGGGGCGATCTTTGGTGATGAAGTACATGGATTTAAATCTAAGTCTCTATCGTCGATTATGAACAAGTCAAAGAATGCTGAGTATCGATGGGGAACAACGGGTACTCTTGATGGGACTCAGGTACACAAACTTGTCCTCGAAGGGTTATTTGGTCCTGTACACCGTGTCACAACGACTCATGAACTACAGGCCAAAGATACGCTTGCTAAACTTAATATAGATATATTATTACTTCAGTATTCTCAAGAACAGTGCCAATCGATGGAGGGCAAAACTTACCATGAAGAAATCGATTTTATTGTTAGTAACGAAAAGCGCAACAAATTTATCGCGAACCTTTCGGTCGATTGTGACGGAAATACGCTTGTTCTATTTAACCTGGTGGATCGTCATGGCAAGTTGCTTAGGGATTTAATTCAGGAAAGACTTAAAGATGGTCAACGATTGTTTTATGTTAGCGGAGAAACTAAGACAAGTGACAGAGAACAGATCAGAAACATTGTTGATAAACAAAAGAACTCTATTATACTCGCTAGTCTTGGTACCTTTTCTACTGGTATCAATATTAAAAACGTTCACAATATTGTTTTCGCATCTCCCAGCAAATCGCAAATCAGGGTGTTACAGTCCATTGGTAGAGGTCTACGATTGTCAGATGATGGCAGAACGACAAGACTATATGATATTGCGGACGATTTACATGTGAGATCTAAAAAGAATTTTACTCTTCTCCACAGCGCGGAAAGAATAAAGATATATAATAGTGAGAAGTTTCCTTACAAAGTAATACCGATAGGGATGTAATCAAATGTACTCAAAAGAAATATACCAGTTTAAATTTAGTGATGGTCAAGAAGTTCTTTGTGAAGTAATGGAATGGCCTGATAAAGACGACAAAGACATTATCGCTCGGAATTCTATGTCAATTCTTATGGGAGAAACATCTGAGAGTGAACGAATTTATATGTTCCGCCCTTGGATACATTATTTAGAAGGCGATATGGAATACACCAGTATTAACCCATCTCACATAGTGAGCCAAAATCGCCCTAATTCAAATTTAATGGAACAATACTTTTTTGCTGTAAGGGATATGCATATTCACGCACAAGATCGCGATCAATACCTTGCAGAAGAAAGAGAATATCTGGAAGAACATGAGGAAAACTTGAATGAACTAAAAGAAGCATTAGGTAATTATGAGAAAGATGGTGTACGATCTAATGTTATTAAGTTCCCTAAGAGAGATGATATCATACATTAATATACTTTTTCTCTGTGCGCTAGTGCTTAATTATACTGCGTTTTTTTAAACTTGTCAAGCCTTTTTTTTTTAACTTGACATTCCCCATTAACTAAGTTATAATTGTTGATATTGTTAGTGAGAGTATTGAATGAAGCCGAAAGAAAAACCACATTACGTTAATAACGCTGACTTTTCTCAAGCGGTGGTCGATTATGTTAAGAGTGCAACCGAAGCAATTGAAGCAGGTAATACGAAACCCGTTGTTACAAACTACATTGCTCAATGTTT